AGCTAACATATCATCAATAGCTAAGCTAGTTGATCTGTTAACAAACATCATGTACTCTTCAATAGCACCTTGCTTATCAAACTCAGCAAGTATTGCATCGAACTCAGCTAAATCAGTAGCAGCATTAACACCAGTAACACCAGTAGTAATATTACCTCTTGACTCTATAGCAGCGAATAAACCTTCAGTACCTGTTGGTTTGTCAGCAGCAAATAAAGTAGAGTCTACAGTACTGTCGTTTGCAACTTTTTCACCTTCTAGCATAGCCATTTCTAAGTAGTCAGTAAATCTAGCTCTTGTGTCAGCTTCAGCTTTTAAGTACCATAAGTAACCACTTGTTCCGTTTTCAGCAGATACTTCAACCCAACCAACTCTAGATGTATCAGATCCTGATACTTCGTAATAGTCTTTTATAATAATTGGTTTGTTAGTAAATGTTTTAAACGAAGGCTCATTAGCAGTATGCTTAGCAGAACCATTGTAGTCATCACCTTTTTTGTACTCAGAACCGTAAACCATAATGATAGCAGAGTCAGAGTCAGCCATACCAATTCTAGCGTCAGCTAAATCATTAGAGTTATAAGGTAGTACAGTAATATCATCATCATCACCACCTACATCAATTGCGCTAACGTAACCTTTTACAGTAGCGTTGTTTGTAGAGCTAGCTATAATAACAGTGTCACCTTTTCTAATACCATGTGAACCACTTGTGTAAGCAGCGTTAGTATCGATGTGATCAGTAATTGTTACTAAGTTAGAAGCTGCAGTCTTAATCGTAGCAGTGTACGTTAAGTGTAGTCTTCCTTGTTCAGACCATACAACTTCATCAGAAGTCATAGGCTCTTCTGCACTGATTTGAGATAAAAAACCTGATATAGTTCTGTTTCCAAAAACTTCAGCTTCTTTTTCCATTAAATCAGGCAAGTATTGTTGCGCCCAGTCGTTGTTACCGGCCGTAAAATCGAGATAATTTGTAGATGTAGCCTGTTGTATTGCACCAGGTACTACATTCAAACTATTTCCAGGGTTTGAAATTGCCATAATTTTTAAATTTTAAATTTGTTATTTATTGTTTTTAATTTTAAACTTAAAATCATTAGAGTTATCACCTAGCACTCTTACTTTAACACCTCCAGCCTCAACTTCACCAAAAGCTTGTCTTGGATTCATATCAACATTTTTAGCTTTAGCTACGCTATTTTTTAAAGCATCAGCTTTACCTTGCTCGTAAAAGTGTTTAGCAACAGCGTCAGGATTCATTGCTGTAAATAAAGATTTATGATAGCCCGCAGCATCTGACATTTCATTTTTTTCGTTCAAAAACTTTTTGACAAAATTATTAATATCGCTTTGAGTTTCTTTTACTTCATTTGCATTTTTAACGTTAAATCTATATCTTTTATCACCAACATTATATTCAAAACCTTTAAAGTTTTCGTTAAATATATTGTCAGTTTTTAATCTAAAAGTTTTGTTTTGACGTTCTACAACTTTTTGATTCTCTTCTGATTCCTTGTTGTATCTATTAAAAAAATCAATTGCTTTTTGCTGCTCACTAGTGAGTTTGCTTCCAGCTTTAATTTCTTCATAGTATCTGGATTTTTGCCCTTCCAGGTGGGACTTAGCGCTGGCAACTTGCTCTTTAAACGCTAATTTTTTTCTTTTAACATCTCTCTCTTCATCTTCTTCTTCATTGTATGAAAACGAGTCTTCCATAAGAAAACTAATTTCATCGTCAGTTAAATGTTTTTTTGTTTGTTTATAATATTCTCTTAACAAAGTAGTATCGTCATAATTACTATAATCAGTATTTAATCTAGCATAATCTTCAATACTACCACCAGTTTCATCCATAAAATCTACAAGCTTTTGTATATTTTCTGGTAACGCTTTACCTGTTTCTTGAGCTTCAGTTATAGCTTCTTTAGTTTCTTCAACTAATTCTTCTACTTTCTCTTCAACTTGTTTTTCAACTTCTTCGCTTGTTATTTCTTCAATAACTGGCGTTTCATCTTGAACGTTGTCGGTGCTTTCTCCGGTAGGTTTTTCATCTTTTGTTTCGACGTTTTCTTCCTGAACTTTTCCGCTAGGGGTTTGTTCGTCGCGTACAGGTACCTCATTTGTTTCTTGCTCTCGAACGGCATCTTCTTCTGGTTTTTTAGTTAAATCTACTTTGATGATATTATCATCGTTGCTTTTTTGTTTAATGTTAACTTTTGTAACATTTTCTTTTGCAGTCTCTTCGACTACTGTTTCTTTATTTTCTGCCATAATATAATATAATAATAATTAATAAGTTTATTTAGGATTAAAATTACCTAAACCAAATTCTCCGCTAAGTATATCATTACCTGCGGACTCAAAGTTTTTAGGCGGTTTATCACCTTTTCTTTGATCTATAAGTTCACTTTGTTGACTAGCTTGTATTCTAGTTCTTTCGTCTTTACGATCTTCTTTTTGTTTTTCTTTTTGTTTTTGCGCAGACACTTCAGTATTTTTAAGTTGCATGTTAAAGTTAAACTCTAACTCCATTAACTCTTTTTTGTACTGAACTTCTTGCATCATACGCTGTGATTCTAACTCAGCTTTTACTTGAGCTAGTTGAGCGTCGTTTTGCATTAACACAGAGTTTTTCTGAACTTCTGCTTGAGCAGCTACTTGTTGAGCTTGTGCATTAGCGTTTGCTTGAGCTGTTATATTTTGTTGAGCTATCTCTTGATCTCTTGCTTGTTTTCTTTTTCTTCTAAGTTTTAAAAGTTCGTTTGCAAGTTTTAAGTTTTTAATTTCTCTAATATCTATAGCGTCTTCAAGTTCAATAGTTTGTTGTGATAAAGCTATTTGTATATTGTTTTCTAACAATTGTTTTTCTTCTTCATCTGGCTGAAGATTTATAAATATACCAAAGTCATACAAGTATAAATCTTTAACTTCTTCTAAAACAGCTACGTTATGTGCGCCAATAGCATGAATAAACGCGTCAGCTGTTGGTGAATATTCTAATATATCAGAAACTCTTAAAGATAATGACTCTGCTACTTCTGCTGTTAAAAACAAGCCAGACTGTAATATATGTCTTGTTGCTGTATTACTATTTGCTGCTGCAAGTTTTTGTACACCAACTAAAGCGTTTTTATCTATTGAACCACCGTCTCTAGCTTCGTTTAACCCAGTTACATCTCTAATCATTTGTAAATAATAATTGTAGTTACCGATTAAAGCTTGTATTTTATTACCACCACTACCGCTAGTTATTTCTTGTATTGGTACTTTACCTGGGTTAATATCTCCTTCACTTGTAAATGATCTACCTATAACACTACCTGTTTGGAAAAACATATTTAACGCTTCTTGTGGATTATAGTTTGTACCATTACCTAGATCTATTTCAGCTAAACCATCAGCGTCTAAATAAACACCGTCAGGCACCATACGAGCCATAACCTGTTGTAGTTTTAAATGTGTTAGTTGTATCATGTCTGCAAAACCAGTAATACGTCTTACTAAACTTTCTATTCTACCTTTATACATACGTGGTGCGACTATATTATAGTTCATTTTAACTTTAGTATAATCACTTTTTGGCCTCATCATGTTTTTAGATATTTGCCATTTTAAAAGCCTGTTAGTACCAAGTATTAAAGCTCCTTCGTATAGAACTTCTATATTTCTTTGTAATCTACTAAAGTTGCCTTCTTTATTAGCTGGCGGATCAAATGTATCGTCTTTTTCTATTACTTTTTCAGCACCGCTACCAGTTTCTTTTACTTTATAAACTTCGTTCATATAAGTTTTATAATTAAAATATAAAACTTGAACTTTGTTGTTGTCTATTTCTTTATAAGTAGTAGAACCTTGATTATAATTTGTTTGATAATAGCCTTTGTTTTTTATTATATCTTCTAAATCTTCTTGCTCTAAAAAAGGAAATTGTTTTACAAGCTCATTAACAGGTATGTCTTTTATTTCGCCTACATAATATAAGTCTTCAAAATAAGGCGATTCTGTGTAAGAATAAATTAAATCAGCAGGATCAACATAACTAATAGTAACACCTTCAGAAGTATTAAAATCTGTTTTAACAGCACCAATGCCTAAAACAGTTAAGTCATAAAAAAATCTTTTTTTAATTAACTCATAGTTGTTACCTTCCATTAAAACAGATAAAGCTTGTTCTTGAGCAACTTCAATAGCTTGCTTATATGTTAACTGCATGTGTAGGGCTAATTCTTCTTTTGTTTCAGGAAGTTCAGGTACATCAGATTTTCTTTTGTTAACTTGAAACTCTGTCATAGCGTAATCATTAACAACTTTATTTTCCATATCGGATAATATGTTGTTCATGTATTCTGTTCTTTTTTGAACACTGTAAGGATCTTGAGCATAAGCCTTAACATCGTATGTGCGCTCAGCTATACCATTTACAACTATGTCAACAAACTTAGGTATAATAGGTACAGGTTTCCAGTCTAAATTTAAATAAGATAAATCACCATTAATAGATAATTCATCTTTATACTTGTCTATAGACTGTTCACCTCGAGCATATAATCTTAAATTATGGTAATTGTTTTTATTTGTAGTATATCTTGTTTGGTTATAATCATCATAAAACCACTCGTTTTCAATAGCTTTAGCTACTTTTAAACCGTAATCATAACTTAATTTTTCTGCGTCACTTACTACTTGACTTGGAAAATAACTTTTTATAACAGACTCTGCCATATATTTACTTTATTATTTTAGAATTATAACCAGTATTACTGTACCTAGCTATATTTATGTTTAATTTTTGTTTTTCTACGTTTGGATTAGGTCTGTACAAGTGTCTGTTACAAGCCATAATCGCTAAACCACTACTAATTGTAGCGTCGAATTTTGTTCTTTTATTTATATCAAACTTACCCCAGTCGTTTAATGTTCTATTAAAATACATACTTCCATAACTACCTGTTTGCATTTGACCAACGTGATTTTGTATATACATTTCAATAGCAGCAGCATGCGCTTGCTTAATATCTTCGCTTGAATTAGGTATGCCACCTATTTCTTTTTCTGCTGTTGACAACTTATTCCATATTCTATCAGGCCTATTCATACTATAACCTCTATAACCTCTACGTCTTAAATAGTATAACAATCTTGGTTTGTTATTTTCGGCAAGTAAAGGCATGCCATAAAACACTAATGCCATGAGAACATCTTCAAAAAATATATCAGCAGTTTGCGGTCTAGCTATATATTCTAAGAAAAAATGATTTGGCGGAGCATCTTCCATGCTAAACTTAGTTAAGCCGTGTAAAGATCCTTTTGATCCTTTGCCATCTACAGTACCGCTAATATCGTAGCTGTCGCAGCCAAAAGCGCCCAGATGATCGTTGCCAGGGTATTTGATTCCATTTTTTAATATTATTTTATTTTGCAAATTGCTAGGTGGTACCCAGCTAATATTAAATCTACCTTTTGGATCTGGATAAAATATAACTTGAGTATCTTTTACACCGTTAACCCATTGAAAATTACCTATACTAACTGGTGGTTTTATACCATCATTATAATCTATTTGTTCGTATATTCTTACTAAATTAAATATACTATTTTTTGCCTCATCTCTAAACGCGTGTTCTTCAGTTTTTGGAAACTGTCTATAAAACTCGTTCAAAGCGTCTTGATCATTTTTTAAACCATCAGCTTCATTTTGCCAATGATCTATTATACCATAATCAATTAATTCTCCGTCTGGTCCGTATACATCATTACTTGGATTATCAAAGACTGGATTTCCGTATTCATCAATAAATCCTTCGTAGTTCCACTCC